CTTCACCTAAAGGTTTAATTAATTGGTCATCAATATTTTTAATTACTGTTTTAATATTTAATGATGCTGCTCCCATTAACATTGACATACCAGATGCTGTTCTTGTCATAGATTGAACACCTGTTTGTCCATGTGAATAAGATGGTAATCCTGTAGATTCATCTGCTAGTTGTCTAAACTTATCAAACATCTGCATATTTTCTACAGCAGTATTTGGAAACTTTAATCCATAGATTGATTGACCAGGAGAACCTGCTTGTCTTTTAAAAATCTTACCAGGAAATACTTCCATAGTTTGATTAGAAGCCAATGCTGATTCATCAACATCAAATACTAAATTACCTGCTAATGCTAAATTATCAATTGCCATTCTTGCATGACCATTCATAATCTGTTGTGCATCATCCATGTTTTCTGGAACACCAATACCAAAAAATGTATATGGATTTTTTTCATATACAAAAGATTGATAAGGAGTTCTAAAAGGTTTAAATGGATTTTGAACAATTCGAATTACTTTATCTCTAATCATCCAAACATTAACTTGAACTTCTTCCATGTCATCAATAGACTCATCAAGTTCTAGACCTTCTTCTCTAGCACTCATTGCATCTATTGTTCCCCAGTATTCTAATACTTCAAATCTATTTGATTCAATATCAGGGTACTGACTTTTTTCTAAATCTATATCTGTTTCCCAAGATTTTTTATTATACTTAGCACCCATTCTTACACAATCCATAATAGCTTGTTTATTAAAGAAAGGTCTGTTAGCTAAATCTAAAACTTGATTTCTATTTAATCTGTGTCGTTGAATTACAAATTCTGCTTCTTCCATGTTTCTAGCATTAGGGTCTGGATAAAAATCCCATATGCTAACAAATTCCATTTTAGGAACTTTAACAGTTTCAGGTGTATACTCTCTACCATTACCAGTATCAGAATATTTATGTAAAGTTTTATTATAAGTAAATGGTCCTTTGATAATTCCTGTTCCTAATAAACAAGCTTCAAAGATTGCACTTCTTAATTCTACACTACCATTTGATTCTTCTATTTGGTCTAATATTAATTTCTCTAATCTTCTAGCTGCAATCTGTGCAGGTTTAATCTGAGGCATCTCAGGACTTGGAGCTGGTCCAGAAGTTAAATCTGCTTCTGCGTATTCTTCTTCTAGTCCACCTAAATTAGCATCATTATTTAAATCATTAAAAGTTGTACCAGGAGCTAAATCATTTCCATCACCAGGAAAACCTAAACCACCATTTGTTTGTTGCATCATAGGTTCGCCAGGAACATAATCCATATTACCTTCAATACCAGGAGTGGGTTGTTCATTTTGATTCATACCCATTTGTTCTTTTAATGGATTTAAATGAGCATACTCATCTATACCTTCAGGTACTCTAGTTTCTTGAATAGTTAATGGAAATTTATTTGCACCAAACAATACATCAATCAATTGACCATATGCTGCTAGTACTTTTGTTTTAGTTACTTTAACAAAGACTCTAGATTTCTCATGGTCTCTAAAAGCTACATTCTTAAAATATCTTCCTCTGTAATTATGGAAAGCTTGTAACCATCTATCTTCATCATCTTCTCTAGTAGTTTCACATTGTTGAAACCTAGAATTAATTTTAGCAACAAGATTAGAAATTACTTCTTCTTCTTTTGCTTCATCCATAGATGGATTTGAATCCTGTCTAACCTGGTCGTAAGTAGCCATATATAATTCCTTAAATTATTTGTGCAGTAATATAATAATACAGTTATTATTACCTCTTGTCAACTATTTTTTTAATTTCCACGATAACACTATTAGGTATAATCGTGCTGTTTCCAATCTCTTCAATCTTCCCTGTCTCCTCATCAGCCAAAGAATAATCTCCAAATATTCTAGTCACTCCTTTAGTTTGAGTTAATAAGTGACCTTTAGTAACACAAATAGGAAGCTTTGCTTTCTTACATCCCTCAATAGATTGCCATGAGCTGTCGGAGCAAATGTCAAGCCAGTACACAGAAACCAGAGGATACTTATCTATTTCCCTAGTAGCTTTAGTATTTATTTTAATTTTCTTTTTAACCATTACCTTTTTTCTCCTCCTGCTGTTGTTTCATTTTACTAAATCCTTTTTTACCTTTACCATAAGGTTTAAAATCTCCTTTGCCTTTTACCTTGTCATCCTTACACCAGTCAGTAAATTGGTCTTTAATTCCACCAGCATCTGAGTATCTGTATATGTTCATCTTAAATACTTGATGTATATCTTCTTGTTTTAAATATTCTTGAAGCTCTTCATAGCTCATCACCTCATCATACTCTTCATCAGTCTTAGTATTTTTAAATGTATATAATGGCATTAGAAATACTTCCTTAATACATGAAGCTGGTCATCATACTTAGCTATAGCTTCTAGTTCTTTTTCAATTGTTTCTAGAATATCAGAGTGTTCTCCAATACCCATAGAGTTATTTAAATATATCTCTACATTTGCAGAATGCTTTTTTATGTGTCCTTCTGCGTGTGCTATTAAACTTTCTTTTATTTTATCTCTCATATTAATATCCAAAGGTTGGGTCTGATGGTGTCCATCGTTTTTTGTTTGACATTTCTTCCCATACTGAAGTTGCTCTAGGTCTAGACATAACTAAATATCTTAGAGCATCGTAAGCATGGTCTGATGCTTTTGTATCTACATCCTCTGGTCTGTTAGGGTCAATAGGTATAGATTGTATTTCTCTTATTAAGTTGGGGCAAGATTTAAATATCTGAAGCTTGGGTCGACCTTTGTCGTTTAATTTTAATCTTTCATGTATTTGTATCTTGCCTTGAATTCTGTTCTTGTCAGCCCTTCTAAGCTTGTGTCCTGCTCTGGATAGTACTTCCCCTACAGTTGGACCTGTAGCACCTGTCCTTGCCCACGCAGCTCCATCTAACACACCACTTACAGACAACCTATCCTCTTTTTCAAACTCAAAGATTCTTGTAGCTAAGTCTTCGCCTGTTAAACCTTTTTGATATAGTTCTCTATAAATAATTAATGTTTCATCAGTAGGGTCTACTGCTCCCCATACTACTGCAGATTCTGCTGCATAACCATAGTCAATTCCTTTTACTCTAACCCAATGTCTAGGTAATTCAAAAGCATCTATACAATGTGTATCATAATCAAACTCTGTAAAGGCAGCTCCTTCGGAAACATCCCAGTTACCTTCTAGTAATTGTTTTCTTTGTACAGCAGGTAATGATTGTAACATCTGCTCGTACTTACCATCTTCAGATAGATAAGGGTTATCTTCTAATCTAGCTGGTATAAACTTTCTTGTTATTTTATCTTCCCCAGTAAAACTTTCATTAGGTGGTGCTGGGTCTAGATACCTTTTCTTAACCCAGTTCCCACCAACTCCTCCAGGGTTTGCAGTACACCGAATGTAGCATTGTATTGCATTATTAGTTGTTCTCAATCGTGATTGCAAATATTGGAGTGGGAATTCTGTAGGATACTGTGTTAGCTCGTCAATCCCTATCCAGGTGTACGATTGACCTTGGTATCTATATACATCAGCATCTCTATCAAGGTAACCAAACTCCAATGAAGCCCCTGAAGGGAATCTCCATATCTTTTCGACTTCTCTAAACTTTGCACCCTTAAAAGCTTTGGGATACAACTCTCTAGATTTATCTATTAGTTCTCTTAATTCAGGCATAGACTTTCTTAATAGTAATGCTCTATGTTCTTTAATGTGCATAAATCGTAATGGGTCAACTAACATTGCATACGATTTACCTCCTCCAGCAGAACCACCATATAATACATCTTGTTCAGGTGCTGCTAGGAAATCTGTTTGTGGTCCTTTATTTGGTTTAAATACTATTCTTTCTTTTTCTTCTTCAATGAGTTTTTTAACAGGACTAGGTAAGGTATCAAGTTTGTCTTCTTCGATGACCAAACCTTTTTTGGTTTCTTTATTCGTTTCGGCATTTTGTACCACTTTCAAAGTTTCTTTTTTATCTCGGAGTCTTCTTGTCTTATTCTCCAAGTTCTTTTTTAATCTAGCTATTTCTTTCTCTTTTGCTTTAACAGCTTTCCTTGAAGCCATCTTAGCTTTATGAGCATAGCTATAGTTATATTGTCTTTTTGGTTTCTCGTCAGTCATTCTTACTTAACAAACCTTTTGATTCTATAATAGGTTCTGGTTTATCTTTGTCTATGATTTTTTTTAAACCCATAGCTGATAACTTCCTGCCTGTCTGATGTTCTAATATTTCAACTGCTCCTCTTAAACTAAAAGCACCTGACTTAACACCATCCTTCATTTCTTTTAATGCTGATACTTCTTTATCAACAACCTCTAATGTTTTATTATCTTCACCTAATCTATAACCAAAAGGAATAGTTGAACTATTTCTCTTCATCATCTATATCTACATCCTCTGCATTAGCATCTATTAATTTCTCTTTAGCAGGTATAATGAATATGCCTGAAGCTGCTGTATGCGTTACATCAAGCTTATCTCGTTTTGCAATACCTACTCTATCCAACAAAGTCTGGGCTGCTGCCAACTTAGCATTGACTTGTGGTATAGGGTCATCACTTTCTAATATCTCCACTAACTTCTGACTGGCTATTGGTGCTGACTTTGCTAGAATCTTTGTGGCAACATCTACTATCTCATCCTTTAGGGAATCTATTACATTAGATTTTGAACTGTCAGCATACCCTGCTTCTTTTAGAGCTAGGTTTATATTACCTTTAGCAACACCACCGAGTGCTGTGAGGAAGTGTTGTTGTTGGTCTGTTAGTTTTCTTTGTTTATTATCTGAGTTAGTTGGAAGAAAGTTATTGTTCATGTATTCATTATAACAAGTTTACATCTAGTTGACAACATTTATTTTAATTTAGAGTTGACAAATGCAGAAGACATAGTATAATATATATATCAACTCTCCAGGGGGTAAAGCATATAAGTCTATCTGGGGCAGTCCAGCAATATAGCAAGTCTTATGTTAATCTTT